AGGGCCTTCGTACCAAGATTGCTACCATCGATGAGTGGCTGTCCGGCGACCTCCGTGAGGATGTCATTGGTGCGGTTGAGCAGGGTGCGTCCAAGTTGGACGACTATTTGATTATCGCAATCTCTTCAGAAGGCACCGTCCGTAATGGTTCTGGCGATACTATCAAAATGGAGTTGGCTGACATCCTCAAGGGAGAGTATCAGGCGCCGCATGTGGCGATCTGGCACTATAAGCTTGACGACTTGGAGGAAGTCGCCGACCCTGGTACGTGGCTGAAGGCCAACCCAAACCTTGGTCAGACGGTCACGTACGAGACATACCAGTTGGATGTCGAACGGGCGGAGAAAGCGCCAGCTGCGCGCAACGACATTCTCGCCAAGCGTTTCGGTATTCCGATGGAGGGTTATACTTACTTCTTCACGTACGAAGAGACTCTGCTGCATCGTCGTCGTGACTATTGGCAGATGCGCTGTGCGATGGGTATGGATGCATCGCAGGGCGACGACTTCTGGGCCTTCACTTTCCTGTTTCCACTCGGAGGTGATCTCTACGGTGTGAAGACCCGGTCGTACATCACTGAACGTACACTGATGCTATTGCAGGCGGCGATGCGGCAGAAGTACGAAGAGTTCATTCAAGAGGGCTCACTCCACGTCATGAGCGGCACCGTTCTTGACTGGGAAGAGATCTATGATGATCTCGACGCGTTCATTGTGAAGAGCGAGTACGAAGTGGTGACAGTGGGTTACGACCCATACAACGCCAAGGAGTTCGTCAAACGCTGGGAAGCTGAGAACGGACCATTTGGTATTGAGAAGGTCATTCAGGGCGCGAAGACCGAGTCGGTTCCCCTCGGCGAGCTGAAGAAGCTGAGCGAGGATCGGAACCTTATCTTCGATCAGGTCCTGATGTCGTTTGCGATGGGTAACGCTGTTACACTCGAAGATACCAATGGCAATCGTAAGCTGTTGAAGAAGCGCCAGGAAGAGAAGATCGACAATGTGGCCGCCCTCATGGACGCCTACATTGCGTGGAAGGCCAACCTTGAAGCGTTCGAGTGAAAGGAGGTGATGCATGGCCACAATTAGCGAAAGACTGAAGCACGCATGGGACGCGTTCGCCCAACGGAACGATCAGGTGTTTGTCAACACCGGTCCCGTGACCTACGGCGGTCGTCCCGATCGACCTCGTCTCGCGTTTGGGAACGAGCGCTCAATCATCTCCTCGATCTATACGCGCATCGCCATCGATGTCGCTGGTATCGATATTCGGCACGTTCGCACGGACGATGCCGATCGGTATCTCGAGGACATGGTGAGCGGGCTTCAGGATTGTCTGCAGACCGAGCCAAACATGGACCAAGGTCCTCGGCAGTTCCGGCAGGACATCGTCATGACGCTCTTCGACAAGGGTGTCTGCGCCGTCGTCCCCGTTGAGACGACTCTCAATCCATTGACCTCTGGTGGATGGGATGTCAAGCAGCTACGAGTCGGATGGGTCGTCTCGTGGATGCCGCAACACGTGCGAGTCAGTGTCTACAACGAGGAACGCGGTCTTCGCGAGGAAGTAACTCTTCCGAAGAACATGGTCGCCATCATCGAGAATCCTCTCTACACGGTGATGAACGAACCAAACTCGACGCTCCAGCGCTTGATCTCCAAACTCAATCTTTTGGATGCTGTTGACGAGCAGTCCGCCTCGGGCAAGCTCGATCTCATCATCCAGCTTCCTTACGTGGTCAAGTCGGAGTCGCGCCGTCAGCAGGCGGAGCAGCGACGGAAGGACATCGAGTTCCAGCTGAAGGGCAGCAAGTACGGCATTGCCTACACCGACGGCACGGAGAAGATCACTCAGCTGAATCGCCCGGCCGAGAACAACCTCATGGGTCAGATCGAGTTCCTGACCACGTTGCTCTACGGCCAACTCGGTATTACGGATGCCGTCATGAACGGCACCGCCGACGAGAAGATCATGCTGAACTACTGGAACCGTACGGTCGAGCCTCTGCTTGATGCGATCACGGAAGGGATGCGTCGCGCATTCCTCACCAAGACCGCTCGCACGCAGGGGCAGGACATCATGTACTTCCGCGACCCGTTCAAGCTGGTCCCGATCGCCGACATCGCCGAGATCGCGGACAAGTTCACTCGTAACGAGATCACCTCGTCCAACGAGATCCGCCAGGCCATCGGCATGAAGCCGTCGCAGGATCCGAAGGCAGACCAGCTCGTCAACAGCAACATGCCGGTTGGCGACACTGGGGCCACGGATCCGAATGCTCCACCGAACGACCCGAATGCTGATCCCGCTGTTGCCGATCTCAACTCGAGTCTCGACAACATCGATTCTCAGCTGAACGCAGCATTGGGGGCTGGATGATGGAGCTTCCCAACGGTGAGATCATTATGCACGCCGGGCAGCAGTATGACCCGGTCAAGGCGCACGAGTACTACCTGCGTACACGAAAGCTGAAGGGCCGTCGCAAGGGCGGCCAATCTCAAGTGGGTATCGGCCGAGCAGTCGCTAAGGTCGCAACAAAAGGCGCAGGTCGCGGACAAGCTCAAGTCATCCCGCACCCGCGTGCGCGCGCGGAACAGAAGCGCCAGCTCGCAGTTCGCATCCGACAGCTCGAGGGCAAGCTCAAGCAGCTGGAAGATCTGATCAAGCAGAAGGAAGCTGTCGTCAAGCGGAACGAAGCTCGGGCCAAGGGCCCCAAGAAGCCGACGGCGTCAGACAAGGCCAAGAAGGCCCGCGAGTCCAAGCAGTACCGGCAGAAGCACAAGCAGGAGCTCAAGGCCAAGGCAAAGAAGGCCGCTGCGGCAAAGAGCCCGACCGCTGCTTCCAGTACTGGTGGTTCGAAGAGTGCGACCGGGGCTACCAAGCCGTCCGAGATGCACATCAAGGACCTCAAGATGATCGCAACACGAGTTCGCGGTCAGCTCGCCGTAGCCAAGGCCAAGCTCAGAGCGCTCTAGAGAGCCGAAGATCCAACTCACGAAAGGAACAGTCAAAATGGGAGACAAGTCTCCGCGGGACTTCGGTGACTCTTCGCCGGAGCTCTTCCTGAAGCACGGCGCTGAGCCGGACTTCAGCGGCTGGGCCACGAAGGCGGGCATCAAGTGCTCGGACGGGCGGGTCATCCTGCCCAACGCCTTCAAGCACCAGGACACGCTGACCGTGCCGCTCGTCTGGCAGCATGGTCACAACGACCCGAAGAACATCCTGGGTCATGCCCTGCTGGAGAACCGGGACGAAGGTGTCTACGCCTACGGGTTCTTCAACGACACCGACCCGGCGGACCAGGCGAAGCAGCTCGTCCAGCACGGCGACATCAAGTACCTCTCCATCTTCGCCAACCAGCTGGTGGAGAAGGCGAAGCAGGTCTCGCACGGCGTCATCCGCGAGGTCTCGCTGGTCCTGGCTGGCGCCAACCCCGGCGCCCTGATCGACCACATCGAACTCCAGCACGCCGATGGCGAGCTCGTGGAGATCGAGGACGAGGCGATCATCTACACGGGGCTCGAGCTCGAGCACGAAGACCTTCCGGATCCCGATGCGGATCCCGAGGAGGAGCTGGAGCACGACGAGGATGACGACACGACCGTTCAGGACGTGTACGACTCCATGACCGAGGAGCAGAAGAACGTCGTCCACTACATGGTGGGCGCGGCCATCCAACACAGCGGCGGAGAGGCCAAGCACTCCGACGACCCCGCGTCGTCCAACAACGACAACGACACGAAGGAGGGACGCCGCATGTCGCGTAACGTCTTCGAGCAGCAGAACGGTGGCACCGCCACCGAGGAGAAGCACGTGCTGACCCACGACGCCCTCCGGGGGATCGTCGAGGACGCTCAGCGCATCGGTTCGCTGAAGGAAGCGTTCGAGAACTACGCCCTGAAGCACGGCATCGAGAACATCGATGTCCTGTTCCCGGACGCCAAGACCGTCGGCCCGGTCGAGATCGACAAGCGCCGCACCGAGTGGGTTGCCTCCGTGCTCAACGGCACGCGGCACAGCCCGTTCTCGCGGATCAAGTCGCTCATCGCCGACATCACGCACGACGAGGCCCGCGCCCGCGGCTACATCAAGGGCAACCTCAAGAAGGACGAGTGGTTCGGGCTGACGAAGCGCGTGACCACGCCGACCACGGTCTACAAGAAGCAGCGTCTGGACCGGGACGACGTCCTCGACATCACCGACCTCGACGTGGTCGCCTGGCTCAAGGGCGAGATGCGGGTCATGCTCGACGAGGAGCTCGCTCGCGCGATCCTTATCGGCGACGGCCGTGCGGTCGACGACGAGGACAAGATCCGGGACCCCATGGCTGCGACCGAGGGCGCTGGCATCCGAGCGATCGCCAACGACCACGATCTGTACGCCGCGAAGGTGGCCGTCGATCCGGCGATCACCCCCGAGGACCTCGTGGACCTGTTCCTCACGAACATGCAGTTCTACAAGGGCTCGGGCAACCCGAACCTGTACACCACGCAGCCGATCCTCACCAAGATGCTGTTGGCCAGGGACTCGATGACCAACCGTCGCATGTACCGCAACAAGGCGGACCTCGCGTCGGAGATCGGTGTCAACGACATCATCGTCGTCGAGGCGATGGAGTCGCAGTCCGAGGTCTTCGGCGTCGTCGTCAATCTCGCCGACTACACCGTCGGTGCGGATCGCGGCGGCGACGTGGCGATGTTCGATGACTTCGACATCGACTACAACCAGTACAAGTACCTCATCGAGACGCGCGTCTCCGGCGCGCTGACCAAGATCCGTTCGGCGATCGTGTTCACCGGCACCCTCACCGGCGTCGGCACGAACCCGTTCCCGGCCTCGGCGACCGGCTCGCTGCCGTACACCGGCCTGGGCGTCGACTCCGGCCGCGGCGGCACGAACCCGAGCAGGCCGCTCGAGACCACGGCGACGGATGTCACTCCGGCCGCCCCGACGATCAACGCATCCGACGTCATCACGATCCCGAACACGGCGGGCGTGGAGTACTCGATTGGCGGCGAGGTCGTCCCGGCGGGCAACTACGGCCCGATCACCGAGATCACGGTGGTCGACGCCTCGGCGGCCCCGGGCTCGCGTCTGGCGGCCAACGCCGACACGGAGTGGACGTTCGACCCGGCCGCTCAGTAGTCAGAAGGAGAAGCCATGGCGAAGTTCTATGGCAAGGTCGGATACGGGACTCCAACTGAAACGAGTCCCGGTGTCTGGGAAGACACCATCGTTGAGAAGTCGTATTACGGAGACGTGATCCGGAATACCAGGCAGCTTCGCCAAGGCGAGAACCTGAACGACGACATCAGCGTTGGTAACTCAATCTCGATCGTTGCCGATGCTTACGCCAGTGAGCATTTCTTCGCCATTCGCTACGTTGAGTGGGCGGGTAACCTCTGGACGGTTTCAGACGTCGAAGTGCAGAGGCCCCGCCTGCTCCTCCAGCTTGGGGAGGTGTACCATGGCCCCACGCCTTGAGCTCCAGACCCTCCTAGAGGGCATCACGGAGAACGTATATTTTCAGCCACCCGAGAACATTGAGTTGCTGTTCCCCTGTATTGTCTACAGGAGGGACAGCGACCGTTCTGATTGGGCTGACAACGAGAGGCACCGCCATCATTGGCGGTACGAGGTAACGGTCATTGATCGAAACCCCGATAGCTCACTGGTGGAGGCGGTACTTGAGTTGCCGTACTGCAACTTCAACCGCCATTTCACCGCGGACAACCTCAACCACGACGTGTTCAACCTCTTCTTCTGAAAGGAAATCGCAGTATGACTGCATTGACCTGGGATCAGGTCGGCGAGCGGTTCTACGAGACCGGCGTCGATCACGGGGTGCTCTACCGCCCCGACGCGAACGGCAACTACGTCAACGGCTACGCCTGGAACGGTCTGACGACCGTCACCGAGTCGCCGTCGGGTGCCGAGTCGAATCCGCAGTACGCGGACAACATCAAGTACCTGAACCTCATCTCGGCCGAGTCGTTCGGCGGCACGATTGAGGCGTTCACGTACCCCGACGAGTTCGCCGAGTGCGACGGCACCGCCGTGCCTTCGCCGGGCGTCGCGATCGGTCAGCAGGGTCGGGCCGTCTTCGGCCTGGTGTACCGCACCCAGCTCGGCAACGATCTCGACGGATCCGATCACGGCTACAAGCTGCACCTCATCTACGGTGCTCAGGCCTCGCCGTCGGAGAAGGCCTACGCGACAATCAACGATTCGCCCGAGGCGATCGCGTTCTCGTGGGACATCTCCACGACGCCGGTGCCGGTCACCGGTCACAAGCCGACGGCCCTGATCGTGATCGACTCGACCAAGGTC